CGACTGGTTGAAGTACCAGAAAGCGTTTCCGGGTTCAGAATGGTCGAAGACCGGTCAACAGCATTGAAAATATTTCTATCTTCTTCTGCCATCAAATCCAGTTTCGCACGCTGTTGAGCACGGTCTATGAGGTTATACCGTCTCTCTTTCACCTGCGAAAATCTCACTTGCGGGTATGAAACGATTTCCCATGTGCCGACCGTGATACGTTCACCTTCCACGATTGTATCAGGTGCCTGTCCACGTTTCCCAACGACTACAACGGGGATTTTTACGTCCTTGTCATAGACTGGGAGAGCGCCCTGCGGTAAAGGGTCTACCACAAGAAGTTTGCGTCCAATACCCTGATAATCAAGCGTGAGACGAATCGGATTAGCCATAGAACTTGCCAACGCTATGCGACCTTCTTCCGTCTGAAGAGCTTGGTCAATAAGAAACTCTTTTTGTTCGGGAGTAAGTGTTTGATTGTCCATATAATTTTTCACCTCCTTTCGTTTTATATTATTCGCCCTATCGTTATTAGACTGGCGAATGCTGGAAGGGACAGTTGCCTATCCCCTCACAGTATTCGTCCATCTTAAACTTGACGACTCTCAACCTGCCAACGGAATCCGAGTAAAATTCCATTTGCAAGGTCCGGCACCTGAATGACGTGACCAACAATTTTCGCTACATCTACCGCCGCAGCTTTAGCTGCATCGTTCGTCAACTTTCCTTGAGTAGCACCAGCAGCAGTGATAACATAAAGAGGTTGATTGATAACGAAAACGCCACCAGCGGGCGCAGCATCGAAAATATCAGTGAAGTAGTCACCGAAAAACGAGTAATAAGTTGCCTTACCACTCTTGAGGCTATCAACGTATGAATCTGCGAAGATACCCTCCGGCTGAATCCCATCAGAAATCGTTACAGCGATGGTTCCATCGGTTTCTGTCTTCAACTGGGCAATCATTCCTGCCGCAAACCCAATGGTCTGTTCACCGTAAGGTTTCTGCAAACCCAACGCTGATGCGGCTAACAGTTCCGGGCTAACTGCGCCCACTGCCGTATCAATTTCACTGTGAACTTTTTTATCCCCAATGGGTACGCCTTCAAAAAAGCCCTGTGTTCTTAACATAGTATTCACCCCCTTTCATTTTAATTTATACTACATCCAAATACAGTTGTGAACTGGTCTGGACTTAATTTTTCGATGCCGGTCTTGCCCAAATTCCTTCCAGTTTGCCCTTCAAAACATCAGCTGGATTTGAATCTGAAGCCTGTATTTGAATAGGGACTTTCAAATCAGCACTACCACTGGCTTTGCTGGCATTCTTTACCATCTCGATTTTCTCATCCATTGTCGCCTTGCGTACAGACGGCGCTTTCATAAGAGTTTTCGAGAAAGTATCGAATCCTTCGTCATTCATCAGCATAATGCCATCAACAACGCTGTCAAAGTCCTTCTGTTCAATCAATCCTTTTTCAACAGATATCTTGACCAAGCTCAATGCTTTTTCAGCTTTAGCATGGAGCTTTTGATTTTCAAGAAGCTGTTCGTTGGCTTTTTTCAAGTCAACATTTTCTTTCTCGATTTCTCCGAGCTTGGTTTTCAACTGACCGATTTCAAGGTCAGCTTTCTTTTTATGTTCCTTGAACATCTCGGATACATATGAAGCAGGGTACACTTTCTTATAATACGCTTTAGGGTCAATCTTATCTTTCCCTTTTGCGCTTATCTTAATCATCGACTGAATACCCAACTTCTCGGCAGTAGCGACAAATCCGTCATTGAGAACAGATGATAAAAGTTTCTCTCCATAACCTTTGGAAGAAGCCCAATCAAATGCCTCAACAGCTTTGGTCTTATACAAATCTTCGACCGTTGCACGAATAACCAATTCATTGCCACGATAGACTGACCAATACGAATTCTTCTTATCAACCGATGCTTCTTTTTTCTCTTTCTTCTCGTCTTTTTCTTCATTCTCTTTCTTTTCTTCTACTGACCCGATTTTAGTAAACACTGCTTTCCAACCTTGAGTCTTACGGATTTTCTTAATCTCATTCCATTTTTGGTCGGGAAGAAGCGTTGCATCTTTTTTGATTTCTTCAACTATCTGTTCTTCTTCCGCTGCCGTCTTTGGCATTACACCAAGCCAGCTCATCCGCATCGCAGGTGCGCCAGATTCGGGCAGTGGCGGAAGTTCTTCCATTCCGGGCATACCATCGCCCATTCCCGGCAATCCTTCTCCGGGCATTCCACCCATACCGGGCAATTCTTCTTCGCCGGGCAATTTTTCAAGACCCATTCCGGGCTTCGCTTCTGGCACAGGTATGCCAGTTTTCTTTTCAACATTTTCAAGATGTTCCGTGATTTCCTCATTCATCTCTTCAGCGGTATCACGAATATCTTTGAGCAGGGTTATCGTTTCTTTTGCAACCGATTTTTCATCACCCTTTTTCTTCTTACCCTTATCACCCTTATCGTCTTTCTTGTCATCGTCTTTTTTCTCGTCTTTTTCTTCTTTCTCCTCGCCCTTTTCTTCTTTTTCTTCAAACGGATTTTTGCCTTTTTCTTCTTCCTCTGCGGCAAGTTTCAGGCTGGCTGCCTTCACGGATTTTTCCGCATCTTCAATAAATGGAGATGCAACATCATTAACTTCACCAAGTATCCGCATTAGGTCAGCATAAACAGCGTTGCCTTCAGAGATAATTTCTTCCCATGACATATCTCTCGTAGGCTTTGTTGACATCTGCACATACGAAAGTTTTTCCATGTCCTTTTCAAGCTGGGTAACATTAGCTTCAAGAATCTCAAGCTGACGAATATCATTCGTAGCTTTTAATTGTTCCTTGTAAGCCTGAATCTGCTTTTTGATAGTTTCTTTATCACAAGCAGATACCTGATTACCCTTCTGTTTCCAAAGAGTTGTCTTCAGAGGCGATTTATCGCCCTTATCCTTTTCACGTTCTGAATGCTCTTTGTTAATCTCTTTTTCAGTACGGCTTGCCGCACCTTCAAAATCCATATCCGGCGATTTCTCTACAGGATATTTGACAGGTTTCTGGTGAAGGATTGCCGCATTGTCTTCTGCAAATACTTCAAGAGAAGCAAGTCTTCCCGCAAGCGACGCTTTCTTATTGGTCACAGGTCTTTCTTCATTCGGCTCTTTCGCACGAACACCTTCGTCTTTCTTGCCCTTACTCAACGCATCCTTCGCCTCTTGGTCACGGGTATCTTTTTCAGGAGTATACCTATTCTTTCCTTCTGATACTGCATTGAGAGGTCTATCTTCTGCCTCTGCTTTCGTTGTCTTTATACTTTTCACGCTATCCTCCGGCGTCTTGGCTGCATCTTCGCTACCCTTCACAGGGTCAGTCGGAAGACCATCAATCTTTGCCTTTTGTTGAATTCTTGCACGAATTTTTGCAAGTATGTCTTCCCTGTTTTGTTTTACAACAGGATGAACAGGCACAGCAGGTTGAACAGGCTTATCATTGATAATCTCACTGATTTCCTCCGTGGCTTGTTTCAACCGTTTAACTCGTGCCACAACATCAGCGATTTCGTCGCTCGCCTGCTTCGTGCTTACCGCTTTTTCTACAACCTTTTCTGCATCGGCATGTTCGGTTGCACTCGGCATCTTCTTGAGTTCGTCATTGATTATCTTGTTCGTCTCCGAATTTTCGTTATACGGGTCACTTGCTTTAGCAAGCGCAAGAAAATCAGTTGTCGGAACATTTGAACCGCCAGCCATTGCCGCTATAACTTCGGGACTGGTTAATTTTCCGTCTACAACGGGCATTCCGTCTCTTGTAATTGGATTCATTTTACTATCTCCCCCTTCATTAGATTTTATAGTTTCATTACTATCATTAATATTAGAACTATCAGATGTAATAACCTTCAGTTTATTGGTGTCACCTCCTTCCCCTTTATGGGTCATAATATTTTGCAACTCTGCAATTTTTGCTTTAACTTGGTCAATAATGTCCATACTGCCTCCCCTTATCGTTTATATTAATATCGCCTGCGAAATAGCATTCCGAAGCAAACCATTTACCTTGTGATAATCCGTATTTGATTTATCCAATTCTTTCCGTGCCTCAATAAGATATGAGTTAAGCATTGCATTTCCATTAACTCTGCGAATATGCGCAATCTTCTCCAAATATTTTGCTTTAGGGTCAGCACCTACCGTTACCCATGATAATTCTATAAATTCAACACCACGATTATCTTCAAATGCAAGTTTTGGTTTCCAACTCGTTTCTGCTCCTGAATAATATTGCCCTTTCCAATTCTTAATATGACTGCAATATTCAAATTCATTATGCGCAACCTTGTCGCAAATCGAACAAATACTATATGTCACTCGTGCGCCCATTGACACGTCACTGATATATCCTTGATTGATTCCTCGCACAAGCATCGGGTCTTTCTCTTTATCAACAGCCACGAGTATCTCTATCCCTTTAACCGTGTGATTCGGGATACTGTCCAATAGAATTCCAACAGCTTTGACCACTGAATCATTCTGATGGTCTTTGTAATTGCCCTTGCCGATAAAGGTTGAATAGATATATTTGTTCATTTTTTCATCAAATCGCAATAATTCAGGCGACGCTTTATCATCAATGCTTCCCCAACGAAACATATCACCATTCGTGTTAGGAATATCACCATGAACGCCAATTACACGGAAAAATTCAAATTCTTGATTGTACGGGGCAATTCGTTTAACATTCATCGCTTTCCTATAACTCTCTAAAACTGTTGCAAATCTTTCAGGAATGCTGACTCTCTTTGCTGTATTACCATGTCGTTCCATAAAGTAATGCACGTTGCAGTTTGATGTCATGTTTGCACTGGCGAATTTATCCGCTAAAGCACATTTACCATCACATGAGCATTGCCGTGAGGGTATAACATGCCCATAAAATGACGCATATTTTAAGAAACCGCCCTGCGGTAAAGATATTGAATTCACATTTAACTCCTTCATATATTTTTCGGTTCTTCTGGTTTTGGCGTCTCCTCTATCTTTGGCGCTTCTTCTACTGCTGGCGTTTCCTCTGGGTAATCCAAAATTTCTTCTTCTCTCGGAATACGTTTCATTAAACACTTGCAACCGACATGACTCTTTGAATACTTCGGCGCATCATGCGTCATCTCATTAAGTAAATCCTGAATCTTGAAATGTTGTCCATCCAAAGCCATGCAGGTCGGACAGGTTGAACCCTGTCCCAGCCATTTCTGATTATCTTTCCAAGGTTCCGCTTGATATATCCAAACGACTTCACGAAACCCTGCCTGCAACCATTCATTAAGAACCGTTCCCGATGTATCCTGCTCGACTGCAATAATTGTTATATAGTTCATTGAACATTTTGTTCTGGCTGTTTCTCTTGTTCTTCCAAATATTTGAAAAGTTCCATAAAATTAATATTGCGGGTTCTGTCCCAATCCGCAGGGTTTTTCAATATTTCCGTAATCATATCCTCAAAGAATGTCCGCAATCGTTTATCAAGCGAGGCATCATTTATGCTAACACCACTACGTTCTTTGAGATAATTCGCCAAATTTCCATATTTGCCAACAGTCTCCACTTGGGATATCTTCAATATTGAGTAATCTAAATTAGGAATGCTTTTCATACAATTTCTGGACCTCCAACGCCACCGCCCAATCCCGGCAATTCAGGAGGCATTTCTGCTTCCGGTTTTTCTGGAGGTGCTCCCAATCCACCGACACCTCCACCACCAACACCACCACCGCCCATCTCTGGCGGTATTTCCATTCCCGGTTTCTCACTTTCAGGTTTTACTTGCTTTGGCTTGGTTGTTTGTTTTTCTTCTAACTGTTCTTTGCCAACCATTTTCTTTTCTTTCTCGTAATTCAAACCAATATAACTAAAATATGTCTGTTTGGATACTAATCCCATTTTCATCAACTCTTTCATCAGAGTTTTCTGCTGGGTATCATCTTTCAAATTCATAAACTCAAATTCAATGTCAGGAATAATGTATTCCTCGTCACCCCATTCATTGGCTCGGGCAAATTGCTGTTGAATAGCAATTGGTCTAAATACATAATTACGTACCCAATCTTTCAATATCTCTTGATTACGCAGATATCTATTTACCAGAATACGAAGGGCTACTGATGCTGTTGCAAAATTCGGTCCTGACCCATCGATAATGGTCTTTGACCCAAGCAGGGCAGCTGTCACTTCCTTTTCAATCCAGTCATATTCTCGGTCAAGTGGCATAACCTTGCCAGCGCTTGACACATAATCAAAACTGATAGCGTGATGATAAAAGAACCAGCTGCTTAAATCCATACTGACTTCTTCAAACGCATCCCTTGCGGCAGTTATGGCTTCAGCCGTAGCTGGTATTTGGTCAGTTCCTACCTTAACCACCTTGATAGGAGTAATATGTCGTTCAGCTATCGCTATTTGCGCCCTACGCAGTATATCCTTATAGATAAGGGGTTTGAACGCCCGGAACATAATCGGCGTCCCTACGGTTTCGTAGGGTGATAATTTATACGCCAAATGGCTGACTCTGAACTGATTAAGAGGTATCTTCTCACCCCGGGCAATCAAATTCACTATCTTCCCGCCCTGTATCTGCGCCAAGCGTTGATATAACTCTTTGGGCTGTCTGCTTTGAACAATACGCTTCAGGTTATCATCAGGGTCAAGTTTAAGCATCGGTTCATCTATAAGCATTGACTTCTCAACTTCCACGAAGTCAGGATTCAACAATACAAACCGTGTCCATATACCCTTGGCATCATCCCATTCGCCGAACGGGAACACGTTGCCTATCTTCCAATACTCAAGATTGATGTCCAATAGTAACTTTTGCCCACGCAGAACATCAAAGAACAATATTTCAAAGAACTTTTTTATTTTAGGGTCATCACAAGTCAAGTGCATTCCGGTCAGTGGAAACTCGGAATGCAGGTCAATTAAATTGCCTACGATACCGTCAGTCTTATAAAAATGCCTAGACCATTGATTGATTTCACGGGTCTTGGTAGGAAGCTGGAGATTAATCTTTTCAAATAATGGATGATAAAAAGATGGGGATTGCCGAACCATGCCGGGTTTCATGCCAGCACCGTACTTGGTTAGCCTGCTGATTTGGGATTTAGACATATCTACGAGCGCAGATTCGCCCTGCATATTTTTCCAATATGTCTTCAGTTCCTTAAATCTTGCCTCAACATTTTCTGTTATCAGTCCTTCTGCCATAATTAATCTCCCCTTGGTATCACTTTGTCTTTGATTACAGTATTAATCCTTCAGCTTCAACGGTTATTTTCTCTATTACATTACTGCCTTTAGTCCATTGCTTTTCCCATTCTTTTATTTTGCGAGTCTTTTCTTCTTCTTCTTCTTTTATTTTGCGATTCTTTTCTTCTTCTTCTTTATCTATTGCACTTGGTTCTTTTCTTCGTAATTCAAGAAGTGGGCGACCATCATCAGATTCAATAAGATAAATAATCATATCATCTCCATGATTAGTATCTTCTTCTATATTCCCCGTTCCTGCGCTTTCAGCTAAAATACCATCTTCCACCAATACTTCGATAATCTTTTTGAGGTCTGCGTTTTCTGGCAATGTAACCAAACCTGCTCTATGAATGTCATTAACTTCATATCCATCTTCTCTATTCCCCCAAATATCATAATCAAATACTTCCCATTCTTCGGTTTTTTTATTCTCTATATTTCCCAATTTTCCCATTTGGTCAAGATATTCAATAAATTTTTCTGGTCTATGCCATTCCATAAATCCATCTTCAAACAACCCAGTAATCTCTGCCAAATCACTGGTAAAATATATTTCTTTAACTGCTTCATGGGTTTCTTCATCAAGTTCCTCAACAATAAAACTATATTGATTATGTCCGCCTTCTTCATAATACTCAATGAGATAGAGTTTGCCCTTATAATTAACATCCACCCTATTTTCAAGAGCTTTTTTATTTAATTTTGCTTCAGAAAGCATTTTGTAATCAAGGTTTGGTGTATCTAACGAACCTCGTTTATTGAATCTTTCATTCATCTGACCTTCTCTATCATCACTGCTAATATCAAACTC